TGCATCTATGTTAGATAGATTAGCTAGATATATGGAGACAAGTACCATTACTACAGGTAGAGATGGTAATTTTAATTCTCTAATTGCTGCAGCTAAAAATTATGATGCCATAAGACAATCTTTCAAAGGTGCTTATAAAGATCTTCAAGAAGAGCAATCTAGCAAAGTTAGAGGTGGTATTGGCATGGCATATGATCAATAAGAAGAATTATGAGTGAGATTTATCAAGATATACCAACATATGACAATGGAACATGGACAACCACAAGTTTTGAATCCAGAAAGGACTTCGCTGACTTCATCTTTGATTTATTCAAAGAACCAGGTCAATATAACTTTAATGCAACTACAAATAAACTATTTGTATCTGAGTCAGATAAATTCAGAAAAGATGGAGTATATTGTACAGCTCCCTTCAAGTCAAAAGACTTCATAAATTATTGGGATGAACAAAAGACAAAATGTAGAAAAGGTATTATAATTAAAGAGGGTGATAACAATTGGTTTCTTGCAAGAGAATACTATATGTGGCTGAACTTCCTACCTATATTTAACAAAGAGATACAACAATTTGGATTTGCTGATATTAGAGATGCCCAGTATCATATGGCACTATATGAACTTTTAGCAGAACTTAATTATAAACATGTTGCTATTTTAAAGAAAAGGCAGATTGCTTCTTCTTATTATCACATGGGTAAACTAATAAACCAGCAATGGTTTGAGGCCGGAGTTACTCTTAAGATTGGAGCAAGTCTTAAAGATTACATCAATGAAAAAGGATCCTGGAAGTTCTTACAAGAGTATGCTGCATTTTTAAATGAACATACCGCATGGTATAGACCAATGTCTCCAGATAAAGTAATGATGTGGCAACAAAAGATTGAGGTTAGAAAAGGAGACAGAAAAACAGAAGTAGGTCTTAAAGGAACCATACAAGGTATGTCATTTGAGAAAGATCCAACAAATGGTGTCGGTGGACCAGTTAAATACTTCTTTCATGAAGAGGCTGGCATTGCTCCTAAGATGGATAAGACATATGAGTACATGAGACCGGCAATGAGATCTGGTTTAATTACTACTGGGATGTTTATTGCAGCTGGGTCTGTAGGAGATTTATCTCAATGCTATCCATTAAAAGATATGATTCAGGATCCTGGATCAAAAGATATATATGCAATAGAAAGCAATCTTATTGATGATAAAGGTACTTATGGTATGTCAGGTTTATTTATTCCTGAGCAATGGTCTATGCCCCCTCATATTGATCCATATGGTAATTCACAAGTAGAAGACTCATTAAAAGCTTTAGAAGAACAATTTATAAAATGGAAAAATGAATTATCTCCAGAAGATTACCAGCTAAGAATATCTCAGCATCCTAGAAATATTAAAGAAGCATTTGATCATAGATCTGTATCTGTATTCCCACCTCATCTACTTGCAGCACAAGAAAGAAGAATTGAAGAAAAAGAATATGGATATGAATACTTAGATATCTATGCTGATGAAACAGGATTACCTGCTGTAAAATTAACAGATAAAAGACCTATTATGGAATTTCCAGTTCCTAAAAAACTAGAAGATAAAACTGGTGTATTAGTAGTATGGGAAAGACCAATAGAAAATCCATCTTTTGGAACATATTATGCCTCTATAGATCCCGTGTCAGAAGGTAAAACAACAACATCAGACTCATTGTGTTCTATTTATATAATGAAAGCTCCTGTAGAAATAACTAAAATCCATGCTGGAGAAACAGAAACATACATAGAACAAGATAAGATTGTAGCTGCATGGTGTGGTAGATATGATGATATTAAAAGAACTCATCAAAAATTAGAATTAATAATTGAATGGTATAATGCTTGGGCTCTTATTGAAAATAACATTTCTCTTTTCATTCAGTATATGATTCAAAGAAGAAAGCATAAATACTTAGTACCTAAAAATCAGATTGTATTCTTAAAAGATCTTGGTGCAAATGCTAATGTCTACCAAGAGTATGGTTGGAAGAATACAGGATCTTTATTCAAAGCCCATCTTCTGAGTTATGCAATTGAATACACTAGAGAAGAATTAGATCAAGAAATTATGGAAGATGGTACAGTAGTTAAAACTACATATGGTATTGAAAGAATTCCTGACCCTATGTTGCTTAAAGAAATGAGAGAATATGCAGTAGGAGTCAATGTGGATAGACTAGTTTCTTTCTGTGCTCTTGTAGCTTTTATGAAAATTCAACAGTCTAATAGAGGATATTTAAAGAAAACAGTAATAGATGATAGCATAAAAAACTTGCAAAAGTCAGAAAATTTGTTTAAATTAAATAGCAGCCCTTTTCGTCACATGGGGAAAGGACAACTCGGTAGTGGGCAGAGTATTAAAAGATCAGCCTTTAAAAACTTTAAATAATCAGTATGCAAATATATAATGCACTACAGTTAAAAAATGGAGCCAAAACGGAAACAAACCGCATGGGCACTGTTACGCAACCATTACAGTTTCTTAGTAAAAAAGAAAAAACTGATGAATGGTCAGCTTGGAATCTTGATTGGATAGAGTGGCAAGGATTAAAACAGATCCGTAGGAATGCTCGCAGACTAATGAAAAATTATAAACTTGCAAAAGGTATTATAGATAAGTCAGACTATATTGTTGCAGAAAATAATGAATACAGAGATATAGTTGAGACACTTACTAAAGAAGATGAGTCTGCATTAGAATTAAAGTTCTATCCAATAATCCCAAATGTTATTAATGTTCTAGTAGCTGAATTTGCAAAAAGATCAACTAAGTTAGTATATAGAGCTGTAGATGATATTTCTTACAATGAGCTTTTAGAAGAAAAAAGAAAGATGATAGAAGATACTCTTCTAGATGATGCAAGATTTAAAATACTAAGTGCTCTTATTGATCAAGGTTTAGATCCAAATTCACCTGAAGCACAAGAACAAACTAATCCAGATAAATTAAAATCCTTACCAGAGATTGAATCTTTCTTTAAAAAAGATTACAGATCAATGATAGAGCAATGGGCTTCACATCAACACAAAGTAGATGTAGAGAGATTTAAAATGGATGAACTTGAGGAAAGAGGATTTAGAGATATGCTAATTACTGACCGTGAGTTTTGGCATTTTAAAATGATGGAAGATGATTATGAAGTAGAATTATGGAATCCTGTAATTAGTTATTATCATAAATCTCCAGATGCAAGATATATTTCTCAAGCAAACTGGGTAGGTAAAACAGATATGTTTACTGTATCAGATGTTATTGATAAATATGGATGGTGTTTAACCCAAGAACAAATGGAATCCTTAGAAGCTGTTTATCCTATTAGTTCAGCTGGATATACTACTGGAGGATATCAAAATGATGGTACTTTTTATGATGCTACCAAATCTCATGAGTGGAATACTAATATGCCATCACTTGCTTACAGACAATATACAACAGCAATGAATGGTACTGTAGCAGATAACACAGATATTATTAATCAGATCCTTACAGAAGGTGAAGACTATTATGATCAAGGCACAGCTTTCTTACTTAGAGTAAGTACTATTTATTGGAAGTCACAAAAAAAACTTGGACATCTTACTAAGATTGAAGAAAATGGTGAAGTTATTGTAGAAATAATATCAGAAGATTATAAAATAACAGAAAAGCCAATTTATGATACAAGACTATTTAAGAATAAAAGTAAAGACAATCTTGTATATGGAGAACACATTGACTGGATCTGGATTAATGAAGTATGGGGTGGTGTAAAAATTGGACCAAATCTTCCTTCATACTGGGGTATGAATAATCCAGGTGGATTTTCTCCAGTGTATATAGGGATTAATCAAAATAAAATGGGCCCTATTAAATTCCAATTTAAAGGTGATCAAAATTTATATGGTTGTAAACTCCCAGTAGAAGGATCAGTATTCTCAGATAGAAATACTAAGTCAACTGCATTGTTAGATTTAATGAAGCCATATCAGATTGGATATAATATTGTTAATAATCAGATAGCTGATATCTTGGTTGATGAGTTAGGTACAATTATTATGCTTGATCAAAACTCATTACCTAGACATTCATTAGGAGAAGACTGGGGGAAAGGTAACTTAGCTAAAGCATACGTGGCAATGAAGAACTTTGGTATGCTTCCTTTAGATACTTCTATTACAAATACAGAGAATGCATTAAACTTCTCTCATTTTCAAAAACTAGATTTATCTCAGACAGAAAGATTAATGACTAGAATACAGTTAGCTAATCATTTTAAGCAACAGGCTTATGAAGTAATAGGAGTTAATCCACAAAGAATGGGACAACCTATTGCTCAACAAACAGCAACTGGTGTAGAACAAGCTGTAGCATCCTCATATGCACAAACAGAAATGTTCTTTATGCAGCACTGTGATTATTTAATGCCAAGAGTACATCAAATGAGAACTGACTTAGCTCAGTATTATCATGCAACAGATGCTTCTGTAAGATTATCTTATATCACTACTGCAGATGAAAAAGTAAATTTTGAAATGAATGGTACTGAATTATTAATGAGAGACTTAAATATTTTCTGTAGTACTAATGCAAACCATAGAGCTGTTCTTGAACAACTTAAAGGAATGGCATTACAAAACAATACTACAGGAGCTAGTATATTTGACTTAGGAAAAGTTGTTCAGTCCGACTCTATTTCAGAACTTAACAATGCTCTTAAATCTTCTGAAGAAAAAGTTCAAGCTCAGAAACAA